TGTCGCACCACTACTAATAGCGTTGCAATAATAACACACAACAAAAAACTTGTGGGCGGGTCCCACCCATAGAGAGAAGGAGGGAATTGGTTTGGATTAAGTTTGAGAAGCAAAAGGGGGGAGGGGTACAAAACAAAAAAAGGGGACCCAAACTTACCCTGAAAGGGCTGGATTTACACACCCGGGTGGGGTATAAACTTTTTTAAGGTACCATAATTAATATTATGCTTGATATAGAACAATTAAAAAAATTTAAAAATATAAATAATATTACAGATCCAAAAATCAGAAGAAAAGCTAAATTAGATTTTTTGGAATCAGCTAAGAAAAATAAAGATACTAATATACGTTCTGATTTCCTTACATTTGTAAAATATATTTGGCCAGATTTCATAGAAGGTTTCCATCACAAAGATATATCAGATAAGTTCAATAGATTACAAAGTGGTAAATTAAAAAGATTAATTATTAATATGCCACCAAGACATACAAAATCTGAGTTTGCTTCTTACTTCTTACCCGCTTGGATGATTGGAAATGATCCTAAATTAAAAATAATTCAAGCAACCCATACTGCAGAATTAGCTGTAAGATTTGGACGTAAGACAAAAAATTTAATTGACTCACCTGAGTATAGAGAAATATTTAATACAAGATTACAAGAAGATTCAAAAGCTGCTGGGCGTTGGGAAACAGATAAAGGTGGTGAGTACTTTGCTGTCGGAGTTCAAGGAGCTGTAACAGGTCGAGGTGCTGACTTATTAATCATCGACGATCCACATTCAGAACAAGATGTAAATTCAACTACTGCATTTGAAAAAGCATATGAGTGGTATACATCAGGACCACGTCAGCGTTTACAACCAGGCGGACGTATAGTTTTAGTTATGACTAGATGGTCAACAAAAGATTTAACTGCTCAACTAATAAAAGCATCATCAGAAGATAAAGCAGATCAATGGGAGGTTGTAGAATTTCCAGCTATCATGCCAAGTGGAAAACCATGTTGGCCAGAATATTGGAAGTTAGAAGATTTACTTGCGGTCAAAGCATCAGCTGGTATTTCAAAATGGAATGCACAGTACATGCAGAATCCAACTGCAGAAGAAGGAGCCTTAATTAAAAGGGAGTGGTGGAGAGATTGGACTGAAGATTATGTCCCACCTATTGAACACATTATTCAATCTTATGATACTGCATTTATGAAAAAAGAAACTGCGGATTATTCTGCAATCACTACTTGGGGAGTGTTCTATCCAGACCAAGACTCAGGACCTAATTTAATTTTATTAGATGCTAGAAAAGAAAGAGTTGAATTTCCTGAACTTAGAAGACTTGCTTATGAGCAATATAAATACTGGCAACCTGAAACTGTTTTAATTGAATCTAAAGCATCAGGACTTCCTCTTACATACGAGCTTAGACAAATGGGAATTCCAGTTGTAAATTATTCACCAAGTAAAGGTAATGATAAACACTCGAGGGTAAATGCTGTTGCACCCATGTTTGAATCTGGAATGATATGGGCACCAAAAAATAAACAATTTGCACAAGAAGTTATTGAAGAATGTGCTGAGTTTCCACATGGAGAACATGACGATTTGGTAGATTCCACAACACAAGCTATAATGAGATTTAGACAAGGGGGATTGCTTTCTCATCCAGAAGACTATAAAGATGAGGAGTTAATTAAAAATCCTAAGAATTACTATTAATGGAAAAACCAAAAAAACTAACGACAACTATACCTCCTTTAAGAGGACCCTGTCCACAAGGCTTGAACATTAGCTATGAAACAGGTAAGGTTGTAAGCTCGGAGAAATTATTAAATGGCAGCAATAGACAAATCACTTCCAAACGGAAGTAGAAAAGATTTCGGGACACCTGATCCATCAAACGGTGTTCAAGAAGTTACAGAAGCAATAGAACCACAAGCCGAGGCCCTTGGACCAGGGAACACGGAAATAACACCTACAGAAGATGGTGGTGCTGAAATAAATTTTAATCCTGGTGCAGATCAATTAAAAACACAAAATCATTTTGATAACTTAGCAGAGATATTACCTGAGAATGTATTAGGTACATTAGGTTCTGAGTTATACGAAGACTTACAACAATATAAAACATCAAGACAAGACTGGGAAGATACTTATACAAAAGGTTTAGATCTTTTAGGATTTAAGTATGAACAAAGAACAGAACCATTCCAAGGCGCTGCAGGTGCAACGCATCCAGTACTTGCAGAATCAGTAACTCAATTTCAAGCTTTAGCTTATAAAGAATTATTACCAGCAGATGGTCCCGTTAGAACGGAACAAATGGGAGCGCCTACTAAAGAAAAAGATGACCAAGCTAAACGAGTTAAAGATTTCATGAACTATCAGATTATGGATGTCATGAAAGAATATGAACCTGAGTTTGATCAGATGTTATTCTTTTTACCTCTTGCAGGATCTACATTTAAAAAAGTTTACTACGATGCCTTACTAGGAAGAGCTGTATCTAAATTTGTACCAGCTGAAGATCTAGTAGTTCCTTATTCTGCAACTTCATTAGAAGACGCTGAATCAATTATGCATATCCTTAAAGTATCCGAAAACGATTTAAGAAAACAACAAGTAAGTGGTTTTTATAGAGACATAGATTTAACTTTACCAACAACTACTGAATCAGAATTAAAATCTAAAGAGAGAGAAATTGAAGGAGTTAGAAAAGGAGCAGAAGAAGACGTATACTCTATCGTTGAATGTCATACAAATTTAGACCTAGAAGGTTTTGAAGACATAGGTCCAGATGGTGAGCCCACAGGAATTAAACTTCCATATATTGTAACTTTTGAAGAAGGATCTAGAGAGGTATTAGCTATACGAAGAAACTGGGAAGAGAATGATCCTAAAAAAGAAAAGATACAATATTTTGTTCATTTTAAATTTTTACCAGGATTTGGATTTTATGGATTTGGTTTAATTCATATGATTGGGGGTTTATCAAGAACTGCAACAGCAGCATTAAGACAATTATTAGATGCAGGAACTTTATCTAACTTACCAGCAGGATTTAAAATGCGTGGTATTAGAATTAGAGATGATGCACAAGGAATTCAGCCAGGAGAGTTTAGAGATGTAGATGCTCCAGGAGGAAATATTAGAGATGCATTTATGACTCTTCCATACAAAGAGCCATCACAAACTTTATTACAACTTATGGGTATTGTAGTTCAAGCAGGTCAAAGATTTGCATCCATTGCTGATATGCAAGTTGGAGATGGAAATCAACAAGCTGCTGTTGGTACAACCATTGCTTTACTTGAAAGAGGAAGCAGAACAATGTCAGCTATTCATAAAAGATTATATGCTTCACTTAAAACTGAATTCAGTTTATTAGCAAGAGTATTTAAATTATATTTACCACCAGAATATCCATATGATGTTATAGGTGGATCAAGAATAATTAAACAAACAGACTTTGATGATAGAGTAGATATCATTCCAGTTGCTGATCCAAATATATTTTCACAAACTCAAAGGATTTCAATGGCGCAGACGCAATTGCAACTAGCGCAATCAAATCCACAAATTCACAACATGTATGAAGCATACAGAAAAATGTATGAAGCTATTGGTGTTAAAGACATTGATAAAATTTTAAATGTACCACAACCTCCAAAGCCACAAGATCCAGCTCAAGAACATATATCTGCTTTAACAACTCAACCCTTTGTTGCTTTCAGAGGACAAGATCACAGAGCACATATGACTGCTCATTTAAGTTTTATGGCAACTAACATTGCAAAAAATAATCCAATTATATCTGGAGCATTAGAAAAAAATATATTTGAACATATTTCTTTAATGGCTTTGGAACAAGTTGAATTAGAATATAAAGATCAATTACAACAACTACAACAGATGTCACAAAATCCTCAGGCTGCACAGGACCCACAAATGCAAGCTCAAGTTCAACAATTACAAATGGGTATTGAATCTAGAAAATCAGTTTTAATTGCTGAGATGATGGATGAGTTTATGAAGGAAGAAAAGAAAATTAATTCAGTGTTTGATACTGATCCAATAGCTGCATTAAAATCTAGAGAATTAGATATTATATCCCAGAACAATGCTAAAAGAGCACAAGAAGCTCAGGAAAGACTTAACCTAGATAAGATGAAAGCTCTTATGAATCAAGCAACTGCCCAAGAAAAAATACAACAAAATGAGGATTTAACTAAGTTAAGAGCAGCCACTTCTATTGCAAAACAACAGTTTGCAAATGCTTCTAAAAAAGACTATAACAATTAATATGAAAAAGAATCCAGGCAAAATTAAAACAGTAATGCACGAATTTAAAACGGGTAATTTGCATTCTGGAAAATCTGGACAAATTGTTAAAAACCCTAAACAAGCAATTGCAATTGCTTTATCGGAGGCAGGTATGACAAAGAAAAAATATGCAACAGGTGGATTAGTTGAAAACTCTTCATCAACAAAAACAACAGGCGGACCAAAAAGTGATTACGCTAGAGATATAAATTTTTCTGCTTACACTCAAAATGATGGTTATTTAAAAGGTGGTATTGATGTTGAGATGACTGCACCAAACGAAACTCAAGAACAACCAGTTCGTGGTCAAAGACGAATGATGACTGATAAAAGAAAAATAGCAAAGTGGTTTTAATATGCTACCAATGCTTGGAGCTATTGCACCATTAGCTAAAATTCTATTTAACACTATTGAAAAAGCAGTACCTGATAAAGACCTTCAAGCCAAAATAAAAGCTGAATTACAGACTCAATTATTACAATCTCATACCGAAGAATTAAAAGCAGCAGCATCTATCATAGAAGCTGAAGCAAAAGCTGGCTGGTTTGCTTCAAGTTGGAGGCCCCTTTTAATGTATGTTTTAATCTTTATATTGGTATGGAATTATGTTATTGGTCCTGTTATAAAAGTATTCACAGGAGCAGTTATATCTTTTGAATTACCTGGCGACGTTTGGACATTATTAAATGTTGGACTCGGAGGTTATGTAATTGGGCGTAGCGCAGAGTCGGTAGCTCGCACAATGGCCAACAAACCGACCAACAACCAAGATAACGGATAAGGAGTTAAAATGAGAAACGACTATAAACAAAGACCAAGACCAGAATTTAGAGGTGGTGGTATTGCTCTTAGAGGAATGGGAGCTGCACTTAGAGGCGGCGGAATTGCTAAAAGAGGAATGGGAATTGCACTAAAAGATGGTGGAAAATTATTTGGTGGAAAAGAAACTTACGGTGAAGAATTACAAGAAGCAAAAGCTGTTAAGTCTAAAAAGATTTCTCCAAAACAATTTGTTAAAGGCGAAAAATCTGAAGGACATAAAGGCGAAGAAAAAGGCGTTGCAAAAACTGCTAAGAAATTAGCATCTGGAAAAATGTCTCCGGAATCTTACGCTAAAATGGAATCTGCTGAGCCAATGAAAAAAGGCGGAAAAGCTAAGAAGAAAAAATAATAATGGCTGGCCTTGGAAGACAACTACGAGGAACAGGTGTAGCTAGACTTTTAAAACCTAGTTCTCCTATTGTAAAAGATCGCAAGAACAGAAAAGAGTCTCCTTATTTAATGCCTCCTACATTAGGTAGTGTACCAGGTATGAAAAAAGGGGGCTCTGTTAAACCAGGTCTTTGGGCAAATATAAATCGTAGAAAAAAATTAGGTATATCAAGACCTAAATCTAAATCTACAATATCACCTAAAGCATATTCTAATATGAAAGCTGGTTTTCCTAAAAAAAATAAAAATTAATATAAGGAGAAATTATTATGGCAGATGATGATGTAAAACCTAGAACTAATACAGGTAAGTATGATGAGTCTACATATAATCCTAAAAGAAAAGCTTTTATAGAAAAGGCTAGAGCAATGGGATTAACTAGTGCTGCTGATAGAGCTAAGGTAGCTGCTATGGCTAGTAGAGGTCCTTCTGCTTCAGAAAACATTATTGATATACCTGATCCAGCCCCAGGATTAATGGATCCAGATATATCTCCTTCTGAAAAATATAGAAAAAATTTTAATGATATTAAATGGGATAAGAAAGCTAAAGGCGGATTAGTAGGTTCAAGTCAAAGCAAAGGCCAAGGTAAAGTTATGAAACCTAAAACAACTAAACATTATTAATGGATAATAGTGTTTTAAATTTATTAAAAAAAACAGATCCTGATAAAGAATTAAGAAAATCAGGTAAACTTCCACCATTAAAGAAAATGAAAAAAGGTGGTGTAGTAAGTAAGGGTCAAGGTAAAGTTATGAAATTTAAAACAACTAAAAATTACTAATGGCTGGTCTTGGTATTCATAAAAGAGGATGTGGACAAGCTAAAATAATCAAAAAGAAATTTGGTCATGAAGGTGCTATTGATCCAAAGAAAGCACAGGTAACTGAAGTATATACTTTTAAAGATGGAGGAACTCCAGCTTGGCAAAGAAAAGAAGGTAAGAATCCAGAAGGTGGTTTAAATAAAAAAGGTATATCTTCTTATAGAAGACAACATCCTGGTTCTAAATTATCACTAGCTGTAACTACTAAACCAAGTAAGTTGAAACCTGGTTCAAAATCTGCTAATAGAAGGAAGTCTTTTTGTGCCAGAATGTCTGGTATGAAAAAAAGACTGACCTCTGCTGAAACAGCAAGAGATCCTAATTCAAGAATTAATAAATCTCTACGTAAGTGGAATTGTTAATATAACCAACAAAGGAGAAAGAAATGGACGAAACAGTAATAATACACAAAATACAGAAAATAATAAAAGAACGCTATCAAAGTATAGGCGAAGCTATGATCGCCGGTGGTGTTGACAGTATGGAAAAATACAAGTATATGTTAGGTCAGGCACATGCCTACCAAACAGTATCTCAGGAAATCTCTAACCTGCTAACAAAGAAGGAGCAAAAAAATGAGCAAGGAAACGTTGTCGACCTCGGAAAAGGAAGTTCCAAAGACAGTACTAGGTCTTGAGGAAAAATATAAAGAAGAAAATAAATTAGAAGAATCTAAATCATTAAATCCAGAAAATATTAAATCTGTAGTTGATGAACTACCTGAGCCATCAGGATGGAGATTATTAGTATTACCATTTACACCAAAAGATAAAACATCTGGTGGAATTATTATTGCACAAGAAGCTTTAGATAAAGCAAGGATCGCAACTAACTGCGGTTATGTTTTAAAAATTGGCCCATTGGCTTATGTGGATAAAGAAAAATATCCAACAGGTCCGTGGTGCAAGGAAAAAGATTGGGTGATCTTTGCCCGTTATGCGGGATCAAGACTACCAATAGAAGGTGGCGAAGTGCGCCTTTTAAACGATGATGAAGTTTTAGGGACTATTAAAAATCCTGAAGACGTTCTTCATCTTATATAAACATAGGAGAAACTATGCCAGAAGAAAAAAAGAAAAATGATGCAATGGTAGACATAGATACTTCAGGTCCTGGAGCCGATATCGAATTAGATGTTAAGCAACCAGAACAGGAGAAGGAATAT